GATCACGTCTTCCGATACCTCGACCTTGCCGGTGACGTGCTGATTACCGGTTTGGGTGTAGTCACCTTCATGGGTGATCGGGCCGACGATGTGAATACCGCCCTGGCTGATCAGCTCGCTGGTGCCGTCCTCTGGCAGCACCGCGCGTAGATGATGGGCAATGCAGTCGTATTCGATGACCTCGCCGTCCCGATAGGTGCGGCGCTGAAGGCCTGCACGGTCGCCGTTGGCGGCATGTGCGGCGCTAAAAATTCCGGTGAGGGCCACGCCGTTGGCGAGTTGTCCTGATGGACTGAGCAACACGACCTGCTCGCCCTCGGTGGGTGGATCCCAGTCCTGGTCTAGGCCTGCTCGCACCGCCATCCACGGAAGCCAGGTCGTGAGCAGATCACCGGTTTTCACACGCACGCGCGGTGGTTTCATCTGGACTTCGGCGATGGTGCCGAAGCGGATGAGGTTTTCGATCAGGCGGGAGAGGGCGGCAATATTGTTCATGCCGCCGATGGTGGCGTCACACGTGCGCGTATGCAGCCAGTCAGACTTGTAAGCAGCGACAGTACAGTGGGGTAAGTCGTTGAGATTCAGCGCATGGTGCCAAAAATTTAAAAAACCAGACGTAGTTGACGTTTAGTTCGTATTTCGATGTTCATCAAAACAGACGCTAATGGCATAGTGATGGCGTTTATGGGTTGGACGTTTTAAGGCTCTCTAAAAAGGATTGTTTATGGCGCAGGATACATTTCACTACCCCGACACAGACCGGAATTTGCTCTATTCAGCAGCGCTAAAATGTGTGGCAGAGCAAGGCTTTAAAATACGATTTTCCGATCGTACAGGCGGGGTTATCACATGCGATTCGAAATGGAGCATGAAGAGCTTCGGTCAGCAAATTAATGTGACTGTCGCAACTGGTAGCCCTGGAGCCGTCTTAACCATCAACACTTTTACGGGTCAGGCTTTTGACTGGGGTGAAGGCAAAAGCATCATCCAGAAGCTTAAAAAATCTGTCGACGCTCAATTTGAAGCCTTGGCAAACGCGCCTGCGACAAAGCAGACACCACCTGACAAAGCACAACCTAAAGAACTTGCTGCTGAACACCGTGCACAAGCCCAATCACTGCGTGAGACTGGCATTATTCGGCAAAAGGACCACCGCAAAGACATTCTGCGAATCTCCTTGTTTGGCGTAGTGTCAGGCATCGTTATTATTTATTTTCAACCTCAAAATTTCTCTGCCCTTTGGTCCTTAGGACTAGGTTTTGGTGGATTAGCTGTTTGGTATGTGTGGGGGATGTTCCTACCGAAGCAGTGTGTGAGCTGTGGCAAGCACAACGTCAGATGCCTGAGCTCAGTGGATACACTGATAGGGGTTCGGACCGAACAGCGTAGTGTCACAAACCTCAATACGCGGCAGAGCGAGTGGGCTCGGGTCACAGTCAGTGACATGGAGAACCGCTCGAAGTACCGCTGTACGTCTTGCAGCCATGAATGGACTGAGACACATCACTACAAAAAGGACGGCGGCTAAATCGGAATCACCCCTGTCAGCTGATTGAGCAGCATGTCGCGGATCAGATCGAGATCTGCATCGGATAATCCGAGTACTTCACGCTGCTCATAATTCACATCCGGGGCACCACGTTCAGCGCGATCCTTGAGCCCGTATTGGTGCACCCGTGCAATCCGGGCAATCCGCCCGGTGAAACCCACACTGACCAGATTGCTGTCACCTTTGGCCTTCAGGTAGCTCGCGGTTCGCAGCTTGCGGAACATCTTCACTTTGCGCTGGATACGACCCTGTTTACCGCGCAGGTCGCGCGCCTTACGTGGGGTGTATTGGCTGCCGTCAGGGTTGCGCTGGGCCATGACCCGTTGCTGCTGGCTGCGGCGTAGATGCTGCGCGATTGAGCGGGCCAAGGACATACGGTCTGCCGGCTCGATACGGTGCAGCAGCAGGCCGGCCCAATCCTCCAAGGCTTGCAGATCACTCATTGGCGGGGCGCTGTGGATGCGGGCTGGCCAATGCCACGGCATCGGTCGGTTGTGGCGACTGCCATTCGGCAATCAGCAGGCCATCGGCAAATACCTGTATCGGGCCGTCGATCTGCTCGTAGGGCGTGTACTGCGGTTCGGCAGCATGTTTGACAGTGAAGGTGCCATCGTCCTGTTTCTTCACGATGACGCGCTCGGTCAGTGGTAAAGACAGGCTCATGTCGACCTTGCTGTGGTCGATGACGTCGGCTTCGAACTTGATGCCCTCGGCGGACTTGTCCAGGTTGACCAGCAGCTCCGATTGGTTCACGCGCAACCAGCCCAACAGCGGCAGCATTACGCTGTCGGGATGGCCGGCAAAGTCGGTCAGGATAATTTGCAGGTCGTAGGCATATTCGAAGGACAGGCCGGCAGCCGCGGTGCAGCGGATTTTGCCGTTGTCGATGAAGATTAACAGCCGGTCTGGGTTGTGCTTTAGGTCCGGGACGGAGGCCAACAGATGGGCGCGCAGGCTATCGGGTTTGTTCATGTTGCACCTGGTGTTGGTAAACCATATCGACCTGGGCGGCGCAGTCGGCCCATGCCGACTCGGCGCGATCCTGGTCGGTGAGCAAGGCGCCGTTACTGTCTGGTGCCGTCGCCAGCAGGCTGCATGCACTACGGCCGGACAACCACTGACGATAAGCGTCGGCGCCGACGAGGGCGGGGCGCTCGCGCAACCGGCGAGCAGCATCAGGCAGAGGCTGGTCAGCCCAAGCACGTAGTTCGGTGTTTTCACGTTTCAAAGCCTCGATCGTTCGTTCACGGTTGGCCAGGCCCTGGCGCAGTTGATCCTGCTGGGTGCGCAGACTGGCCTGCGCCTCGCGCTCCTGTCGCAGCGTGTCGCGCAGGCTGTTCGCCGTAGCCAGATTGCGACCAGCCTCGTCACGGGCAATCTTGAGGTCTTTCTCTGCCAGCTCGGTGTTCTTGTTGGCGATCGCTATGCGCTGCTCCTGACCCCAAATCAATAGCGCCAGGGCGCCAAGTAAGGCAAAGCCATACAGCGCCTGGCGCAGCGTGTTCATGCGCGGTACCAGCCAAGTTTGTTCATGTCGCCGACATCCAGCTGCTGCACGGGGCCGCGAATGATGATGACTTTGCGGCCTGGCATTAGGACGTAGAGCGCATTGATTAGCAGTTCCATGTCGTGCTGATCGCTATCCGGTGGGACCACCAGCAGATCGCCATCCTTTACGTTCAGTTGTTGCACTGCGTCGAAATCGATCATGCGGCCTCCGGCACAGAGCAGCCGGCGGCATGCCGTTGATAGGCGCGCTCCAGCTTGATGTCGTACAGATTGCGTTGGTAATCGGGGCCGTTGTAACCCTTAGCAAACACAGCCCATTTCTTGGCCTTGAGTGCCTTCAGCAGTGCCGGATCGGCCTCGAGGAAACGCACGAACGCTTCGAATTGCTCGTTTTCGTCTTTGGCCATACGGGTAGCAAAATCCTGCACGCTGGAATAGCCCATGCGTACCGCGTGAAAGCCCATGATCTGGAAGGCACCCCAACTTGCCGACTCGAGCGCGCAGGTGTCATCAATCAGCCGGGCGTGGGCCAGCCGTTGGTGTTCGGCCGTACCGCCGGCATATCCCCCAGCTCGCGGGTTGACCAGGTTGGGTTGGCTGGTGGCCAGATCATCAGCGTGGGCCTGCAGCGCCGTCGGGTCATCTTCCGCCATGCGCGGGCGTGCGAGCTGGCGGTACATGATGTGCCGCTCGAAGAGAATCTTGGGTTTGCCGTTGTCGAGGAAGCCGGCGCCCATGCTTTCCACTTCGTTCACGGCGAGGATGGTCGCCAGTTCGACGCCCAGGCGCGCAGCCGCTGCCGTCAGCGTGGCATTGCGCAGTAGTGCGGAGCAGTCGGTACCGGTCAGCGCGGCGAGGGTTTTGGGGCCGGCGATACCGTCCGCGACCAGCCTCACCTTGGATTGATAGCCGCGCACTGCGTTCTCAGTGGCATCACCAAACAAGCCGTCCACGAACAGGGAGGCGCCTACCAGATTGAGGCGTTGCTGCAGCACGCGAACGTCCTGGCTGCGATCGCCATGGCGAAGGGTCGTCATACTTGGTCCACCTTGCGCTTGAAGAATTGATTGGCCAGTGCTCGGGTGCCTTCAACGCCGAGCAGCCCAATGACGCCGCCGAAGAACGGGCCGGTCGTTGCCGGGATTCCCAACAGCGACAAGCCGTGGCTACCAGCCAGAGCCAACGCACCGCATAGCGGGGCCTCGAGCGCCACGCGGCGCAGCGTGCCGCCGCCATACATGATCCGCAGTGCGGCGATGATTGCGGCCAGGCCACCGGCGTAAAGAGCGGGCCAGTTTTGTTCGAGCCAGGTAGCGAGCCAGGCCCAAGTATCCGGTTTGTCAGGCATGCGCTTCATTCCGTTGTCCGAGGTTGAGGGTGGAAAGCTGGTGGAGGTCCAGGCGGCAAAAGCGTTGGATCAGTCCCATAGGTTCACCATCTGTCGTTGTTCTGCTTGAGGAGCCATCTCCGGCAACTGCACCACGGTGCCGTGCGGCAGGTTGGTGCCGAGGTCAGCCAATCCGGGATTGGCGTCCAGCACAGCCTCGGTGACGCCCGCAGTTCGGCCGTAAATTCGCCAGCAAAGGGCGTCGACGGTCTCGCCTTGGTTGGCGATCACGGCTGGCATCACAGCAGCTCCACGGTGGTGTGGCTGATCCCAAGAACGCTGCGTAGCGCCTTGCGCGAATCTCGACGCAGTTGGTCGGCGCTGCTTTCTTCCTCGGTGACCTTCTTCTCTCCGCTATTGGTGGTATCAAAACTGCTGTAGCGCTCCACCAGCTCGGCCAGCGCGCTGCAATAAATGACGCGGCGGTAGAGGTGCAGCAGTTGGCTTTCGTCCTTGATTTTCTCGGAAGGCACGTCGGACAAAGTGGCAAAGCCCTGTCCCTGCTGGGCAGTCCGGTAGCCTGCAAGCTCCCGGTTTGCCTCGATCATGGCGTTGACAGTCGCGACCTCGAGGCGATCGTCAGTGACGGCATCCGTGATACGCATGGCGGCGCGCAAATGCTGGCCGTCAATCTGTGGCCAGAAGGTGCCGTTGCCGATCGGGAAGGCGGTCGTTGGAATGCCGCCGGCGATGAATCCGCTCATGCTTGTCGCTCGAATAGGTCGGCGGTGGTCGGCGCTTCACAGACGGTAAGGAGTCAACCGCTGATCCGCCCCGAGCCGCCGGGGTTGCGTGGGAACGCTCGGTTAGCTGGCAGGGCCAGCGTGTTTCTTCAGGAGGCGATCAACGCGCTCCAGATCCTTTTTGCCGCCGCAGGAGGTGTGCAGCTCGATGGCACGGGTGAGGTTGTCGCGGGCAGCCTTGAGTGTTTCCAGCTGCTCAGAGCTCACGGTCTCATCTGGTACCTGGGTGGCCAACGCTCGGCCAATGGCCAGATGCAGCTTGGCGCGGGCTTCGTCGGGCATGTCCTGTTCGCGGGTGAGCTGCTCAGTTTCGAGCAGTGTCTGCAGGTCGAACTCGCCGCCGGCCTTCTGCGCTTTGAGGGCGGCTTCGGCCACCTCTTCGGCGATCAGGCAACCGGTGGTACGAGCGAAACGATCAGGCATGATCAGGTTGTGCTTGAGCACATAGCTGGCGATTTTCAGGGCGTCCGGGAATGCCCCCGCATCGATGGCCCAGACCATGAGGGTGGTCATCACTTCGTCTTGGGCACCGTTGCCGCCGGCCAACACCCCTTGAACATAGGGCTCGTAGGTCGGCAGCAACTGAACTTTGAGCTTGGCCTTGGCCTCGTTGCCCTGGATGTTCTTCAGGCGCAGACGATCCTGAATCAGTTGTGCCAGCTGCAGTTCATAGGCGGTGGCACCGGCCATGCTCGTCAAGGGGGATGTGGCGGCGGCCTCCAGCTCCGCGAGAACGCGGAGCCGGTGGCGCTGAGCGAGTGAGAGCGCCATGGCTTATGCCTCTTCGATGTTCTCGACCACGGCACCCAGACCGAAGTCCTCGATGACGTAGGCGTCGTTGGAAGACTGGTAATCCGCGATGCGATCCCACTCCGGCTCGTCTTTGATGTGACGGCGACGGGCACTGATTTGCCAGTAGATCGACAGGTTCTTCAGGGTGGTGACCATGATCGCCTTGTCCAGGAAGAACGGGGCATCTTCAATTGGCAGACCACCGAGGCGAGCCTTGGCGATGATCTGAGACGCAGCCAGTTCATTCTCGTTGTCCGAGGCGCCTTCGATGTTGGCCAGGAACTTGGCGTGCAGCAGGCTGCGATCGACCAGCACCACCAGATCCGGGCGCTTGCGGTGCCATGGGTCGAGCAACTGGATGGCGTCATAGACCAGGCCATCGAGAGTCTTGTAATCGCCGCCGGCACCGATCGTGACCTTGCCCGCGACCGCGCCTTCGCTCATCACCCGTTCCGGGGCATTGGTGCGGTACTTCTGAACCCAGCCGACGTTGACATCCTGCAGCAGCGGGTTGGTCGCACGATTGGTGTCTGCGGCCGCACTGGTACCGTTGAAACCAATCATGATGCGGTCGAGCGACTGCCGTTCAACGATGGCGCCCGACAGGCGTGCCTGGAAGTCCTGAAATTTGGCCCAGGCGTCGAGCAGGGCATAGGGGATGGCGGTGTCGAAGTCGGTCTTTTTGCAGCTGTAGGAGTCCTTCGTCAGCGCGTTTACATCACGCGGGGTACGAGCCTTTTGGCTGGTGTCGGTGCGGCCAGCGATAGAGCTGCCGACACCGAGGACGATGGCTTCACCGTCCTTTTCGTCCACGCCGATGACGTTGATTTTTTTCAGGAAGTCGCTGGCCTCTTGAATGGCGGTTTCCAGCTTTTGTTGCACCGAAGGGGTGACCGTGAAGGACTCCGCTGCCGAGCTGACGCCGTTCAGTTTGGCGACTTGTTGCAGAAGGCCGGTATAGGCCTGACGAGTTTCATTGCGCATAGGGTTCTCCGAAGTAAGGCTGGGGTCAGAACTGGGTCAGCACTTGGTTTTCGCCACCGGTGACCTGAGGGCGATGCTGTTGGCTGTGATCAGCGGTTTTGCCGAGCTTGACTTCGAGGTCTGCAAACTTCGTTGCAAGCGCATCGTGTTTGCCGGTCAGCGCCTGCAGATCGGATTGGGATTTTTCATTGGCGTCGAGGGTGCTGCCCACGGCATCAGTCAACTGGCTGATCAAAGTCCCCAGTTCGGCAAATTGCTCCTGGTCGGCGTCGTCCTTGCCTTTGAGGCGGGCGAACAGGCTGTTCATTTTTTCCTTGAGTCCGGCAAACACCTGGGGCTGCTCGCTGACCTCTTCGAACTCCAGCGCGATCTCTTCGGCGGCAGTAAACAGGTTGTCCAAGTGGGCCTTTCGACTGGCGAGGGTGCCGTGCTGGGCGCTGAACGAGAGTGCCTCGGTGCCCAGGCTGGCCGGGGTATCGGTGATGGCCAGACCGACCAGGTAGGCCTTGCCGGTGTCGGCAAACTTCGGCTGAACCTCGATCGACGTGTAGACCTTTTGACCGGCCTTGTTCAGGGCCAGCAGGGCATCGTTGGGCTGGAGCTGGCCGAACAGGGCGAGTTTCTTGGCGCCGTTGATCTCGATCTCTTCGGCTTTCAGGGCCAGCACGTCGCCATAGGCACCGAACTCACCACCAGGCCAATAGCCTTTGATGTGTTCGCAGTTGATCCGGGCGCCGTAGGTGTTGGGGTTGTACTGGATGGCCATGTCTTCGATCCAGCTGCGCTCGATCTGCCGGCCGTCGGTGGTAGCGCCTTCGACGGCGATGCGAGTCCACTTGGAGCGAAATTTCTTTTTCATGGGGTGAGGCCTCAATGCGTTGGCTGCGGTGGCAGGTAGCGTTGAGGCCATGGTCGGCAGAGCGCGAACAGCGGGCAATGACGCCGGCCTGTATCCGGCAGGCCTACAGGTCTCGGCGTTAGGGGCTTCGCGCGCGTGACGGCAGCATCTGCGTCATGAATGAAGCCGCCCACCCACCGATGGACCCTCGCCGCCAGGCCAAGTTTTTGTACTGGACGGGTTGGCGCGTCACCGATATTGCCGACTTCCTGAGCGAGAAAGAGAAAACCATCCACTCCTGGAAGGCTCGTGACGACTGGGACCGAGCCGACAACGTCGAGCGCATTGGCGGCGCGCTGGAAGCCCGCCTGGTGCAGCTGATCCTCAAGGAGGGAAAGTCCGGGGGCGACTTCAAGGAAATTGATCTGCTGCACCGGCAACTGGAGCGGCAGGCGCGCATTCAGCGCTTCCAGGGCGGCGGTACCGAAACCGACCTCAATCCGAAGTTGGCCGCGCGCAACGCTGAACCGAAGAAACAACCCAAGCGTAATGACTTCTCCGAGGAAGACTTCGAGAAGTTGGAAGAGGCCTTTCGAGACGGTTGTTTCGAGTACCAGCTTGACTGGTATCGGTCGATGAACCAACGCACCCGGATGCTGCTGAAAAGCCGGCAAATTGGGGCGACCTATTACTTCGCCCGTGAGGCACTGATCGACGCGCTCAAGACCGGGCGGAACCAGATTTTCCTGTCCGCCAGCAAGGCCCAGGCGCATCAGTTCAAAAACTACATGCAGGCGTTTGTTAGTGATGTGCTGGGCCGGCAACTGACGGGCGATCCGATTGTGCTGGCCAATGGCGCTGAGCTGCATTTTCTCGGCACCAACTACCGCACGGCGCAGGGCCGCTCGGGCAACTTCTACTTCGACGAATTCTTCTGGACCCACAAATTCGAGGAACTCAACAAAGTCGCCTCGGGCATGGCGCTGCACAAGCACTGGCGCAAAACCTACTTTTCGACCCCTTCGAGCATGGCCCATGAAGCCTACAAGCTTTGGACCGGCGAGCGTTTCAACAAGGGTAAACCGACGGCCCAACACCTCAAGCTGGACGTGAGCCACGACGCCCTAGCGCAGGGCCGGCTGTGCGAAGACCGCATCTGGCGCCAGATCGTCACGATTCTGGATGCCGAGCAACGTGGCTGCGATCTGTTCGACCTGAATGAATTGCGCTTCGAATACAACGCCGAGCAATTCGCCAACTTGCTGATGTGCCAGTTTGTCGACGACGGCGCCTCGATTTTCCCTCTGACCATGCTTCAGCCGTGCATGGTCGATAGCTGGGTGGAGTGGGGGGAGGACTACAAACCCTTCGCCGCGCGCCCCTTTGGCGATCGACAGGTCTGGGTAGGCTACGACCCGGCCGAAACCGGCGACAGCGCCGGGCTGATCGTGGTGGCGCCGCCGCTGGTACCGGGCGGCAAGTTTCGTGTGCTCGAGCGACACCAGTTTCGGGGCATGGATTTCGCGGCGCAGGCCGAGGCCATCCGCCAGGTGACCAAACGCTATTGGGTGACCTACATCGGCGTCGACGTCACCGGTCTGGGCAGTGGCGTGGCCCAGCTAGTGCGCCAGTTCTTCCCAGCGGTCACCACCTTCAGCTACTCGCCCGAGGTGAAGACCCGTCTGGTGCTCAAGGCTTACGACGTGATCAAGAACGGGCGTCTGGAGTTCGATGCCGGCTGGACCGACATGGCCTCCAGCCTGATGGCCATCCGCAAAACCATCACCGCCTCGGGGCGGCAGTTCACTTATACGGCCGGACGCAACGACGAAACCGGCCATGCCGACTTGGCGTGGGCGTTGTTCCACGCTCTGCACAACGAGCCGCTGGAAGGGCAGACCGCTGCCAACACCGGCATCATGGAGATTTGTTGATGACTACCGATCTAGTTGAGGCGCTGCCGGCGCAGAGTCAGGCCCATGCATTCACCTTCGGCGATCCGGTCCCGGTGCTCGATGGCCGGGAAATCCTCGACTACCTGGAGTGTTGGTCGAACGGACGCTGGTACGAGCCACCGTTATCGCTGGATGGCTTGGCCAAATCGACCAGGGCCAGCGTGTACCTGCAATCGGGGCTCAACTTCAAGCGTAATGCCCTGGCCCGGACCTTCATCCCGCACAAACTGCTGAGCCGACAGGCTTTCGAGCAGGTTGCCCTGGATTTCATCTGGTGTGGCAACACCTACCTGGAGAAGCGCGACAACATGCTGCGCCAGGCGTTGGGGTTGCTGCCGGCCATGGCCAAGTTTGTGCGCCGTGGCATCGAAGAGGGCAGCTATTACCAGGTGCGTGGCTGGCGTGACGAGCACGAATTTCGCAAGGACAGCATCTGCCATCTGCGGGAGGCTGACATCAACCAGGAGATTTACGGATTACCTGAGTGGTTGTCGGCGCTGCAGAGCGCGTTGCTGAACGAGGCAGCGACCCTGTTCCGGCGCAAGTACTACCAGAACGGCAGTCATGCCGGCTTCATTCTATACATGACCGACGCGGCGCAGAACGAGGATTTTGTCACGGATCTGCGCGGCGCGATGAAGAGCAGCAAAGGCCCGGGAAACTTCCGCAACCTGTTCATGTATGCACCTGGTGGAAAGAAAGACGGCATCCAACTGATCCCCATCAGCGAGGTCGCGGCCAAGGATGACTTCGGTTCGATCAAGAACATCAGTCGCGACGATCTGCTCGCGGCCTTGCGTATTTATCCCCAACTGATGGGCATCGTGCCGCAGAACTCGGGGGGCTTTGGTTCGATGCGTGAAGCCGCCCAGGTCTGGGGGCTGAATGAACTGGAGCCGCTGCAGGCGCGCTTGTTGCAAATTAACGAATGGCTGGGCGAGGAGGTTATACGCTTCAAGCCTTTTGAGCTTGGAGAGGAGAGTTAAACCCGCGCAGTGAATAAGCGCGCCAATTAGACGCTCAAAGTAATGACTTCGCAGCCGCCTTCCGGCGGCTTTCTTATGGGCAAAAAAAACCGCCCCAGCCTAAGCTGGAGCGGTCCGTCCTGCCGACCCTATTGCAGGTCGTCGAAGTGATCTCGCAGCAATTCGATCAGATGATGCATGCGCAACAGCGCATACAACCCCTGCCACGAACGGCGAGCCCATTTGAAAAGACACATAAGTGGCTTCCCCCAAAGAAGCCTGACCCCGCCGCCCTTACCGGACAGAACGACGGTTTTACTGAAAGAGTTTGTGGACGCTCTCAGCGAGCCAGGGATTGATCGACCTTTCCAAATGCCGGCACGTTTTCCAGGCGTGGTTCAAAGGGCCGGGGCCATGCAAGACCCTTGCCTTACGTAATACTCCAAAACCCCTGACAGAAAAAAGGACTTTGACACTTTTTTGAAGTTTATTTTTCAGATAGGCGAAAAGCCCTTGACGTGAGATTGTGGCAGTGCTTGGTGATTCGACAGAAAACCGTCAAACCTCCGCGTTGGTGGCACCAACTTGTTGTTTTCGCCGAAGTAACCGTGAATTTCGCCGCGCTACGCTTTTTTCATTCAGCGGCCAAACGACCAGTTAACCGGCGAATTAAGCGGCGCATTTACACAGGTTGTGTTTGTACACCCATTGCGCAATGACGACGTCGTCACTTAAGATCGATTTGTGGACGCTTTCAGCGAACTTGCCAACCCCACCTCCAATGGGACTGGCACAAAACAACCGCCCCTCCAACGGCGGTTTTTTTGTGCCTGCGATTTCTTGCCGTTATCCGTCACAGCTCGACCACAAACCCGCGCAGCCCTACCGCCTCGGCTAAGCGGCCCACCGCCGTCAGGCTGGCCCACAGGATCTGGTCATCCAGTCTAGGGAGTGGTGGTTTCCGTTGCCAATATAAAAAAGGCCCTCACGCCTGTCTCCGGTGTGGGAGCCTTTTTTACATATCACGCGTTATGGGTAACGCGCGCGGGTCACGCGCTTACGGCGCTGGGGCGGTTTGGCCCAGCACATAACAGGTACAGGTGATGTCCAGCTTTTGCGGGTTGCTCACCGCCACCACTGCAATCAACGTCCAGCCCTTTTTAAGGAACAGATTGGCGTCTTGCGGGGTGTACACCTCTTTGACTTGCTGCGCTTCGTGCATCTGCATGGTCGTGCCCTCCTGGGGATCGAGTCATTTAGCGTAGCAGCGCGGTCGGGGTTCCTTTCGGTTCGTCACTCAACGCTCGGGTCCGTTGGAGGTGAAACCAGCGCAAATACAAAGTGGTGGTCGAAAAACTGTAGCCCCCAGAAGCTGCTATCGTCATCCTCTAGTAGGTATTTATAAACAAACGTTGCATTGTTGAGCTCGACACGCGCAGCCCGCCCGAGCAGAAGCTTGATTGGAGCGGCGAGTTCAGCGGGCATCGACTGTGACGGGATAACCTGAATATCGGCGTCACCACTCAGAATCCTGCCGCTCCGTTGCCAATACAAACCCCTCACAATCCGCTGTATTACTCGGGTATAAGCTTCCCCATCGAAGGGAACAGCGACCAGCGGCTCCGCAACAACATTTCCGTTACGACGCCCATATCCACGCTGGTTCTTCTGGAGCACTTGTCTTGCGAGACGCATATTTTTCGCAATTGTGCCTGCGAGAGAATCAACCACCTGCTGACGATCTACTTGGAACTCCCCTGTACTAAGGCCGATGATCAATTTGAACTGCTCATCATCCTTGCTGCCCCCGTTATTGCAAGGAATGCACGCAGGTACTTTGTTCCAAGGAATCCCAAGAGGGCGTGGCTTGGGGTAAATGCACTGCGGCGGCAAATGATCTCCCTCACCTTTCGTAGCGGGCTGTTCTCCGCAGAGAACGCAAAGCTGGACCCGTTTTGCAACACTGCCTTGATCGCCCTGCATGTTCGATTCAATCCTGATTGGTCAAAGCGTCAGAGTTTCACTCGGCTTTTCACGGCTGGCAATCCACTTTTTCTGCCCAGATGCCCTCAATTTGCCCGAATCTCACGCCTCAAACCCAGAAGCATGCCAGAGGTAGGCGAACCGCCCCCGGCGCGCGCGGTCGTCCCCCCGCCACGCCTGCGGGCTAAATGTGTCGCTTTTTCTGCACCCCTGCACCCAGTTCAAGCCGGCCCAGCCTGGGGCTGTATGCGCAAATGTGGGGCGGAAAAAGCCTGCGAATCCCTGCGAGGATGGGGCAATTCTGAGAGGTGGCTCGGGAAAAGGGTTAGTTTTTGAAAATGGGGGAAGAGGTGCTTTGCAAGCCCCGGGTTTACTGGGCTTGAGGCCTAACTTTTGGAGGTTAGTTATGGTTAGGTTTGAGGTTAGTAAACCGTAATCTGTTGATTTATAAGGATTTTATTAATTGGCTTTTTAACAGTTATAAAGGTTAGGAAATTACCTCTCATAACCCTAAAGCTAACCTAGGGCGCCGACCGCAAAGCCGCGCAGCACAAGGCTTTCAGAGCGATTAGCAAAAAACTAACCTTCCTAACCTCTTTCCCGTGGGTCAACATGAAAAGCCGAAAGCACCTAGGGGGGTGGTGCTGGCAGAGGTCCATCTGCTGCTTATGCGTGCAAACACACAAACAGACCCCAATACAGCCCCCAACTGATTGCAGTCATGTACATGCACGCTGGAGGCCTTGAAAATAGTGGAGCGGGTGAAGGGAATCGAACCCTTACTCCGAATCTTAGCCTTCCACCCAGTCTCGACCCTACCTGGCTTCGATCCTTTTCTCCTACGGCCTTACTGGCCTCCGCGCTCCGCTTGCAGGGAGGGTGGTGATATTGACCCGACTGCGTCAGTAATCACCTTTTGTGCTGATAAGCTTGTCCTTCAGCTTTTT